AAGTCTAAAATTTAGATAGCGACGGTGGCTTCCATGAGGCTAACAGCGAATCATGCGATTATTACAGGGATAATCGCGGTTTTTGTTCTAACCTTATTGCAGAAGGATTTGCCCCCCAACATCACACGCATAATAGACGTGTCCCTAGGGGGGATTTTAGGGCTGACTGTTCCAAAAGAGGGCGGCAAATGATTTTGATTAGCCAACAAGCCCCCGCCCCTGCCAAAAAGGACACAGAACAGCATATTATCGATTTGGTCTCGGTAAAGCTGACTGTTGTAATTACGCTGCTTTTGATATTAATCGCCAAGAATATCTACTCCTACGTTGAGAAGCAAATAGCCGCGTGGATAGAGGCTGATGCAGATCGAGATGTTTTAATATCTGGTCTTTTGAATCAGATAATGGCCTACACTGAGGCGGATCGTGTATTGGTGGGGCTGTATCACGACGGGGATGTATTTATTAACAACACGCACTACCTTAAGCTCTCTGTTGTTTTTGAGGTGACAGGCTCAGGCGTTAGTCGAGTTTCACGGGCGATTAGGAACATCCCGTTAACGTGCATGTTGTCTGACTTGCAGAGTATCCGTTCCGCAGCGGGGTTTTTTGCTATTAGCACAAAGGACATAGGGGGTGACTGCGCTAAATACCTAGAATCTATTGGTGTAAATGGCAAGCTAGACCACATGATTATGTGGAAAAAGAAAGAAATAGGGATATTGAGTCTCCATTTTGTAAAAACCACGCTAACTGAAGCAAAAATAAAATCAGTTAACAGCGACGATCGCGTTAGAGCGGCCGTTAATGAGTTAACACTGCTATTAGCCCCGCAAAAGCCTAGCATCTGGGGGCAACTGTCAAAGATAGCAAGGGGGATCTAGATTATCGATACAAACGATTCGGGCAAATTGGCCGCTTGAGCATACCCTCTCCACACTGCACGTATGCCATCGCTTGCCCCGCCTGCTTCAATCACTACTCTATAGACCTGCTCAAACTGACTAACCCCGTGGGTTGCCACTTGCGCCAATGCCGTCGGTAACCCAACCGCTGCCGCTGGGGCTGCTGTTAGAGCGGCGGTTAAGAGTTGGTTAAAGTCAGGGTCTATTAGCATCTGACCAACGAACTGTTCCCAGTTTGGCTGGGGCGTAGGTTCAGGGGTGCTGCTTGCGACCAACTCACGGTAGGCTTCCTCAGATATAGGCTCAGTGTGTTGCCCTTGAGGAACAGCTAAGGCACCAGATAGTGGGTCTTGCGGGTTGTAGTAAAGCATACGCACTCCTACAGGGAAATATCAGTATAGCCGTGTACTTGGAAAGTAGTTTGAAAAGTTGCTGAATTGTAATTGCCAGCGCGCCTAAAGTATAACTGCCCTGACGTGTTAGTAAGTCGGTGTATATCATTGGGAGTACCGCTTAGAATATATATACTTCCATTATGGGCATACACACCCCAACCAACTGTACCATCAAAAGCTGAATAAGCTGAATTTGTGTAAGTAACTGAATCTGTTAAATCACCATCTAAAACTAGAATCGATAAATGTGACCAATTATTAAATATTGATTCTGGTGTTCCCGCGCTCAGTGTCCCGTAAACCTGCACTCTGATACCTATAGGAACGGGCATTGTGATCAGCTCACCTGCTGTGGATACTTGGTAGCCATTCAGTGCCCGTATTCGGGTTGGATATTGAAAATAGTTGCTAATCTGCCTAAATTGGCGATTTGCGCCTGCTATTCGCGTAAATGATCCAATACGTCGATAGTGGGTGAACCCCGCGGGCAATGCTGGAGTCAAAGACGCGCTAAATAAGGCATCGGTGGTGTTTGTCGTTGGATTGTGTATTGCAAAGCAGTGATAGGTTGCATCTGTTGCTGTACCAGTATCTAGCCCCCCTTGGTTGTTACCTGCCGCCCATGCTCCAGTGATTAGTTTGGTAAGGTCTGTACTCATTGCACAGACTAGCAGACCGCCGTCATTGTTCCGTACGACGCATCTTCCAGAGGCAATAGTTATTCCATTTTCCGTGTTCCCTGTTGTGTTTGACAGGGTCATTCCCTCAATTGCCCCCATGACAAGGGGGGATTGTGTAGGGGCGGCTAATACATACCCACTCATAGGTAGCTAATCTCGCAGTAAATGCCAGTTGATGGCGCGGTAGTGCTGCTGTCTGCCAAACCAGTTACGCAAGCTGCACTTAGCCCGCTACTGAAGGACAAGATAGCGTTGTCCATCTCTAACACGATGGTTCCGTTAGCAGGAACCAGTAAAACCATTATCGGCGGGGTTGTTCCTACCGTAGGGGTTCCGTCGTATAGCTTCAGGTACACGGCGGCGGAGCCAGTGTTAATTGCGTTATATCCATACAGAGACCCGCTCCCGCTTTTTATTGAGGCGGGGCTGTTGGATAAGCTAGTGTTGCGATACCTTAACTTGTTAACTCCAGTTGAAATAGCGGCCTCAACTGGTACTTTGCCCCCAACTAGCGGGGGCAATCGAGAAAGCAATTTCTCATAGAAGTTACTTTGCACGCCGTTCAGCCTCCACGATTAAATCAATGGCACTATCCCACCCCGCAGCGGGGCGTTCAATGCCGTATTGATCTGCTAGGCTTTTGATTGCACGCCATCCCCCTTGCCGATATAGCGACCTTAGCTCTGCTGCTCTGTCAGGGGGCGGGGCAATATCGCCCTCCCCCTGCTGCTCTGGATGTTCTGCCAGTTTGTGAACAGCGGGGTTATAGTCATGTTTCGCGATTAACAGGCTGTATGACGGATTGTCTGGATGGACAATCCGTATAAGTTCATACTCCTGCGGGGGTTGGCGCATGGGTCTATCCTAGTATCCGCACCGCTAGTTGCGGCCGTAATGCCAACACCCCCCACAAGCAATCAAGCGAGAAGTAGGTTCGCTTGTATTGCCGTGTGACTTCTAGCCGTAGTGTGATCCCTGTGATGGGGTCAGTCATGGACAAGAAGACGTTAGGGTCTGGTAGGTCTGCAATTGGCCGTGAGGCAAACGCGAACGCTTCACGGTGGAACGCCAAGTTGGCGGTATGGGCAGCAGTCACTGTGATCGCGGTGTTGTTGGGAACTGCAACTGCCAACGCGGGGCTGATGCCAACCGCTGCATTGGAGGTGGCGGGGGTATAGCTCGTCACCACGTATTGTTGGCTGTGGTTTGCGAACTTGATAATATCACCCACAACTAGCGGGGCGGGCAATCCACCAGCCCCGTTATTCACGGTGACGGTAACAGCGGCGGCAGTAGCTGCGGCCGCGGTTGCATATGTGCCTGTTGCAGTTGTTGTGTGATTAAGAACGTTCTGGTTCTCGTGCCATTCGTACCCCATCAGGCGGGTAATGCGCCCTTCTCTGAGGGTTTCGCTGCTCCCCGCCTCATTGACCCGCTGTAGTGTAGGAATGCCCATTGCGTTATAGTACGCGAACTCATCCAGCACCATATAGCGATCTGTTGGCGGCGCTAGGTTACTGCTTAGGACACGGGACACCTGCTGGCATTCGATTAACGAGCTGCCAAACGGGGTAGTTCCCGCGGTTCCTACCGTTTGATAGACGTGTTTATATAAGCCAAGAATCGATTTATCGATCTCATTGGCTAGGGTTCTTACCGCCTGCTCCATCTGCCGCGGTAGGAACTCAGGAGACACGCGGGCGATTTCAGAGTCTGTTAGAAAGAACGGAACCTCTTTAAAATGGTCGAGGCGTAGTTGCCTAACTGCGGGCTTAAGTGCGTTCTGGGTTGGCACTTCAGGCGCTGTTGGCGCGGGGGTGATGTCCCTAGCCGACAACTCTGTCGTCTCGAAAAGGTCGATAGTCGCCCCTAGTTGGCGGGCTTCATCCCCGTAAGCGTTATATACTAACCGCGGGGTGATGGCGTTTTCCCGCAGTATTGATAGCCCGCCCGCCAATAATTGCGCCATTGCGGGTGCTAAATCATTCATTTCTCTATCCTTATCTGTGAGGGTTGCATGGTTGCTCTGCCTCGCAGAGGGGCGGCCTCGCCTGCCTAGCTCTAGTATAAAATGTTGTCATGATCAATAAGTTACAAGTTTGGCTCAAACTAGCCGCAGGGGCAAGGTCAAGGTACCAGCATCAATTCAAGATTGACTGGTCACAGTCTAGCAGTGCCTCAGCATACGATTATTTGTTTGATTCAGCAAACAACTATTTACGGCTAGATGTTGCCCCTGAAGATTACCAAGTAATTAACAACTATGAGGGTGAAGGAACACGGCTAGTAGCAGGATTTAGCCGAACCATCCCTACGGTTTCCCTGTTGCGGCGGACGATACGGATTAGGGTTGCAGACGATCGCGCTCTAATCCGTTGGCTAGTAGAAGACACCGCCCGCATTAGCAACAGCACCGTTTATAGCGGTACATTTACTCCAATTGAGTTAATAGATTATGTTCGCCCTGAGTATGTGGATGTAGCTGCAACTCCACAGGGGCAAACGCCCTACACAGTTCGGTATGGCATGATTCCCCTAGGTTCGATTGAATCTGGGGGAACATGGGCATGGCGTAATGACTACCGCCATCAAGGCGGGTTCAGTTTTGAGTTCATCGAGGCGGTACAGAGGGTTGGGTAATGTGGCTTGTTGATGGCGCTGGTATTATCCCGTTATCAGGTATTGATGGTGTCCCTGTTGTTATTGCCCGCCCAACCCCCAATACAGGGGTAGCGCTCTACTCAATGGCGGCAGAGGAGACGATCGCCCTCCCCGATCCAGATGTAACCGTAGATGTCATTGAAATACGGCCGCCTACTGGTAGCGGCCTAAGTGGGACATTTACTATTGGCAGTACAGAGTTACCGTTGGGCACCTATACCCTGCTTGTTTATGGGGCATCCAACCTACAAATTTCGCCCGTAAATAGCACAACATTTAGCGTAACTGGATCACTAAGCGGGGCAACTATAGAGGTTGTCTTGGCATCAGGCACTGTAACTTCACTAACAGGAGTTACAAGCCCGTTGATTATTTCTGGGGCGCAAGCATCCTTAACCCCTTCCCTTGCGTTGACAACCGTTCCCGTCAACGCCCCGCCATCTGGGGTAGCTCTAGGCGGGTCTGCACTAGCTCCTATTGCGGGGGTTAGGCCTCGAATTGGGCAATACGTTTACAACCCGCGGAGCGGAACGATTACGCTGTTACGCCCCATCCATGCGCCTAGTGTTGCGGTGAGATACCGCCCCCAACTATCAGATAACCTACTAATAAACCCGTCCCTGTTGCCACAATGGCTTACCGCCCTGAATGCTGAAGGGGAAATTATCATCAACAGAGAGTTTGAGGAGCATCCTAGCGGGCAGTTATCGTTCAGGATTCAGCACCGTTACCTTGACGAAGTGCTTGAACTGTTGAGACCTAAAACAGAGCTTACTATCCTAGGCCTCCCTCTGCGCATTGAAAGACTAAATGTAACAGAGGAGAAAGCCACCTCTTCTGCGCTGAGAGAGTGCATCGTCACTGCAGAGCTTGGCGGCCGATGGAATAACTACACTTCACCTGTACGCCTTGCCCCAATGCAGCAGTCCACAACCACAACTAGCACATCATCCACAAACACAACTAATACGTCATCCACAACCAACCAACCCCGAACACGAGTAATTCGCCAAACAACAGTACAGCAATTGGCCGCTATGGCGGGGGCGGTGCTTGACTCTCCAACAATAACAGTTGAGATTGGGGACAATGACTACGAAAACAACACCGAGGTTGAATGGGCATCAATCCTTCAGGAGAGGGTGCGGAACTATCGGCGGTTTACCTTTTGGAGCGATCCGTCGGCCGTCCGTGCAGTAGAGCTAAGCGCTGTTCCGCATCACTATTTAACCGAAGATGACATCCTATCCCCTATTCAGTCGTCTTACCCTGTAACTAAGCTTCCATCCCAACCGCTTGGCAACACGCCAAACAGGGCGATCGCTATCACCCCTGGTCCGCTCCCATCCGCCCCACTGTCACCCCCGCCGTTAGAGCTACGGCAAGAACCCGATACAGGGTTTCCAGAATGGTACACGGGGCAGCTATGCAAGCTCGATAAGACTGAATCCGACGATGAGGATAACCAGATAAGCGAACCCGCGGGCTTTGATCATCCTACATGGGATCGCATCCCCCCTGTTATGGCAGTAGTTCAGACGGGGGATGCGCTGCCCCCCAACATATCAACCCCATCAACTCCAGAAGTTGGGGGGAATATTAACCTTAACCCCTATACAGCACCACCACCCCCTGGTCGGGACACGTCCCTTAATTTCGACCAGTCCGGGCCCACAAAAACGAGAGTTACCCAATGGTTGGTAAACGGGGTGGTAATAAGAGAATTGGTTGAGATTTTCGGGTTTGCGTTTTTGTCAAAGCCCGCCTCTGGTGGCGGTTGGCAGCAAGTTGAGAAAAGAGACCGTCGCAACTACTATATTGACGGGTATTATGTCGGCTCTAGGACAACGGGTTGGCGATTAATGCGGTACCGAGTTGAGACCAGTGGTAGAGAAACAGTTGATCTTTCTGGTGATGAACTGAAAGAGTACGAGTTCTTTAGGGTGCCAATTGCAGATGGCGAGAATGTCGTCTTGTTGCAGTATGGAGACTACTACCCAAGGGATACAAGCGGGTTATACGAGATTGTCCTTGACAATAACGGTGTCCCGCGCGTTTTCTTTAACCCCAACTGGTACGAGCCAATGTTTGTGCGGCAACGGCGCACAGGCACGTTTGCCCATTCGGTCAAACCAGCAGAATCTGAAAACGAGCCTCCCCTAAAAGCAGGGCTAGAAAGCATCACGGAAGAGAACAATATACCAATCCCAATGTTCTATGCCCCGTGGCTAAGGCCTCAAAGCAGCTTCTCTTCCGCAGATTTGGCGGCAATGCAGCAAGGGGAGGTGTACGTCCAATCATCCCATTCTTTCTCTGCTCAAGATGACGGGTACCGCAACTCTGCGGAACAATCCCAAGCTGGGGTTGTCAAAGGGCGGCCGCCTGAAGGGCAACGTCTCCCCGATGCCTATGTTCAAGGGCGGGGATGGAGCGGTAACCGCAGCTCAGCGAATAAATCCATCATTGCTAACACAACTAATGGCGCTGACTCAGAATGGTACCTCTACTCGTCTAACTACAAAGGGGTTAGCCGCGGCTCAATCAGCTTCCCTGGTGCCAAGAATTTTACCGATGTACGTAATGCCGCTGAGTCGGTGCTGTACGTGAACGCGCTGAAATCGGGTCAAACCGACTCTTTCGAGATACTGTTTAACCCTAACCTCAAAGAGGGCGATCTGTTAACCTATGTTGCCAATGGGGTAATTCGCCGCCGTCGGATAATGAAGATTACCCATCGCCTGAAAATACTAGGGGCGGCAGAAGGGCGGCCATTTGTTGAGGGGCGCACAGAGCTACTGCTGGCAAGGGACTATGACCTACCAGCGATTACTTTCTTAGGCAAGGGCAAATTAAAACAGCCACCTAACCCGTCTGATGGCGCTCCATCTTATGCCGTGGTCATTACAAACCCGCCATATTACGTTGGGCGGAGGCTTTCTGGGGGGATTGATGTCTTCTTCCCCCCGCTTGGTCGATGGTCATGACCAATAGATACTGTACGATGAACACAAGAGGAAGGAGCACCGTATGGAAAGTACCGACAAGATAGCCGAACTTTTGGCAGACGCGATCCGTCAAATGAAGATCGTAGTGAGCGACAATCGCACCCATATTCAAATTAGGCAGGGACGGGAGGTTGCACGGATACCGATCGCAGACAACAACACCCCGCGGTTGGCTAGGTACCGCTGATGTACGCCCAACTAGCTAGCTTCAGGCAGACGTTGCCCGCCCCCTCGATTTCTGCTGTGAGCGGGGGGTCGCTGTCTGCTGGGACACGGTGGTTTCGCGTTCAGTTCCGCAACCTAGTTGGCCTCAACATAGGGACGGAGCTAGTGTCTTTGTCTTTCTCTGCGGGGCAGAGGATTCAGTTCTCCTTCCCCGCAAACTACCGCGGCGCGGCGGAAGATGTGCATTTCATCGTGATTAGCGCTGGAACCGCCGCTGTAGCAAGTACCCTAGTACAGATTGCCAAAATCAAGATACGCAACACGGATGGCACGTATGTGCCGTTCCCGTTGAATTTCTTTTTGTCAACGGATGAACACATCGCCCTAGCCCCGTCTGTTGCCAACCCAGCGGCGCTACCTAGCGGTGTTGTTAACGGTGCTGTTCGCAGTGTCTCAAGCCTTGGTGCCTTTTACGAGTACCGCGCAGATAGTACAGCGACTCCTGATGGAGACACTGTTTTGTCTGCGGGTACGGGGCGGTGGCATCGAATCGAGACCCCCTATACGTTTGTTACAGATACCGTTATGAACAACGGGGCAGATCAAGCCCTTAGTGAGATTGCCCCAAACGAGATCGACGTACCGCCGTACCCAGGGGATGGTACCCCTGGTCGCTCAATCAGGGTATGGTGCCGTAATGGATTTGTGGCTGGGGCGTTCCCCGCGATTGAGCAGGGAATGCGGCTAGGCCTACAGGTATTTGTAGATGGTGTGCCCTATTCCCGTGCATTCTCTGGCAAGATGCGGTGCATCTTCAGGGGGTATGCCAACACTATCACGGGGGCGTTGGATAGCTCCCTTGACGGGGTGGGCGTAGAGCGGGTGATTTATTTCGGTAAAGGGGATGCGATGGTGCTGCCATCCGATTTACCGCCTGCTTGGGCTGCTGTTTGGGATATTTTCCCCCAATTCAGAGCCAACGAGTTGGAGGGGTTCCTGGGGCAGAACTCAGTTGTATCGTTTAACATCACCATCTATCCAGTTAGTGCAATAGAGGCTCCATGGGGGTCATTGACTGGTGATTTTGTGACAGACGCTGGCGATCGCAGGCGGGTGTATCCAGACACTAGCCAAGCAATAATCACTAGCGGGCAAGTACTGATTGACCAGATGCTCTCACCAGTCAGGGCTTCCCAACTGCTGCCATTGAGTCCTAACGCCTACCCCCAATACGTCGTCACCAACGGGCAAGGCACAGTATGGCTAACAAATAACACATCAGAGTTATCAGCCTCTGAGCGTGTTAGGGCGATCTGCGGAACCCAGACAGGGCTAGGGATTCGTTCCGCATGGTCAGATTGGGTTGCTGTTAGTAATAAGGCGTTGGTCATAACCATTAACCACCCAGTTACTTCTGCGGGGAACGGGGTGATTAGGCTAGACTATCCAGATGTGGTAGCGGGGAGCGGCAACGGCAAGTTTAACGCTACTAATGTAGTTATTTATGTACAGAGGTTGGGTGATGGAGAAATTCGCCGCTGGGTGGTTGCTGCCGATAACGCGCCAACTCAGACAGTCACCATTACTGATTTTGGGGGTGTCATGGTACCAACTCTGCCTTCTGACCCTCCTAGTAATTTTGGACTGTTTAGCCCTTTCGGTCTTGACCTATCGCCTAGCTCTGGCGGGTCTATAAGCGGCTCGTACAGGGTATCGGTAGCGTACGAGTACACAGGGGCGGCGTTAACGGTTATTTCCCACAGGGTAGAGGATGGATGCCTCCCTGAGCTAGGAGTGCCAATAGCTGAGTTTTCTAGTCACATCGCAAGGATAGACACCATCCAGACACAGGTCACTAGTTTTAGCCAGTTACTAGGCAGGGTCTTAGATATTGATGAACTTAGAGGGCTTACTCCTATTGATGGTTGGCGGCGGCTTGTGCTCACCCCTTCCCCCCGCGAGTACTACTACAGCTCTAGCCTGACGCTAGATGATGACGGCGTAGCTGTCATTAAGCCATCATCAATACCAAGTAGCCAACCTGGCAGATGGCGGCTGATAACAGGGAGCGGCTCTACGGGAAGCCCTGGTAGTGGAGGGGATGTCTCACTAACCCGTATTATCATTGGGGCGATGTTGGCGTGATGTTTCCAATCGTATTAGAAGGCAGCGACAAACTCTGGGCAAGCGTATTTATAGACACTTTTTTTACCTTTGTTTGTACCTATATTGAGGGAGAACAGATCAATACAATAGTTGAGACACCGTCCTTATCAGCCAGTGGAACAATCCTTCTAGAAGCTCCAACGACGGGTAGTCGCATTATCCGACAAGTGATTCTAAGGCCAGTCTTTTATGACAATACCGTAACGCTACTGCTGGGTGATTCCCCTCCCGTGCCCATTGCTCGTTTCTTTGTGAAGCGTCAACATACGCTGACGTTAGGGGGTGTCTATGATGCAAGTGGACGGCTTAATGTTACGTCATTCATAGGTGATTTTTATTAGGAGAATGGGATGTTCCCGCTAGCATTGAGTCCAGGTCTTGATTTCTCGATAGCAGCAAACACGGGGTTTAACTGCTCTTTTGCCTGTACTTACATAGAAGGGGATGAGTTGCACACAGCATCAGGGGTAGTGACGCTGTCAAGCAGTAATACGTTGCTTCTACCTGCTCCAACAACTGGCGCTAGAATCGTAAGGCAGTTAATACTGTACAACCACGACACAGGGGCACGGCGTGTCTCTTTCTGTCTAGGGGGCAAGTACATTGCCGACATTCGCTTGCTACCACAGCAAACCTACACACTAAGCGGAGCATACGATCTCCGCGGGCGGCTGAATTCGCTAAACGCCGCTGATATGTGGGGCACCACAGAAACAGTCGTCCTCACAGGGATTCCCTCAATAAGCGCTCCTTATGATTTGATTGGGCGGTTCTTTGTGTTCAATAGCTCAAGCACGGTAACGTTCGATATCTTCCCCTCCTACTCTACTGGACTGCCAGTTGGGGCGAGGTTTTACGTAGCTAACGTTGGGACAGGGAATGTTAACTTGGTTCCTAGTGGCTCGGTTCGTTTTAACGAGTCAACGGCTACCGTCACTTTATCGCGGTGGCGGCTAGCCACCTTGCACCTGTACGATACCAACAAGTGGCTATTAAACATCGGAACGCCATAAGTGCTGAATCGTTACCGCCGCCGCCGCCATTCTCCGCCCCCTGTGTTTGGGTGTTTCCTTGGTTACGATTATTACGACCGTTTGTCTTATGACCCTGAGGCTGTTTTCGATCCCGTCAATGAAATTTATGAAGGGCGAATTACAGATTTTGAAGGACGGGTGAGTAATTTATCGCTGTGGTTTTTAAGCGAGAATAAATGCTTTAAGGTTAATGAGCAGTTCCCTGGTTTTTTTCAAGATGTACTTGAATCTAGAGAAATAAGCGGCTTTGATTTGGATGCCTATATATTTTTTTCTAGCGATTATGTTTATTTTTGGGCGTTTTCGCACTGGCGCGATGGCGAGAATGTGTGGGACAACAACGAAGTAACGCTTGGCCGCCACCTTGCATTATTCAAGTTCACTAAAGGTATGAAATTAATGAAAGTGTGGGAAGATAGGGCTACTCAAATCTACCACCAATACGAAGGCTACAGAGAGCCACATCCCTTATACAGCGATATCCTAATTGAAGAGTTTGGCAGTAGGGGGCATGAAGGTCAAAGTGGGTTTTATTCTGTACAGATACCAATTTACTTAGTCAGAGGTGCCCTCAATTATCTATCGGAAGCAAAGGTGATCAGGTTTGGAGAACGGCGTACTGCCACTACCCAGACTGTGAGATACCGCTACGACGATCAATTCAACTATGAGTGGGAAGGGATAACAGAAGCCAAAGACATCCCCTACAAATCAATGATCCGCCACTTTGACCTACCGATAGAATCCTACGCTATGGTGGATTCTGATTACCCTAGGCATTATTCATCCAATTTAAAACTCCGCCACATACTCTTTGCGACTGACACCGATAGGAAAGTTCACATCATTTAAAACTCTGTAACATACTCTTTGCGACTGACACTGGCCGATAAGAACGATCGCAATTCCCTATGGCTTGTCTTGATTGCCCGCGCGATGTCCTCTTGCGTGATGATAACTACTGGGTCATCATCCAAGAAGCTAGGATCGGCGGGGCGGTAGGTGGTCTCGGTTGACATCAGGAGCGGTCGCTTTAGGGATGAGCGGGGAAGGGTTATTTCCGCCGCTAGGGTTGATGCGCTAGTTACCGCTGAACAGCAGCGGCTAAGTGTTAGTTTAGCAAGGCTAACCGATGCCATGCTAAACAACGACATCCGTTTGGTTGACTGGCAGCTACAGTTCCGAGACCAGATTAAGAACACCGTTATACGATTAGCCCTACTTGGCAACTTTGGGCAACCCATGGATGAGGCAGCATGGGGTGCAGTTGGTGTCTTCTTGCGTAGAGAGTACAGATACCTGCGGCGATTCGCGGCAACTATTGCCTCTGGACAGCTAACCCCCGCGCAAATCAAGGCGCGGGCGCAACTGTACGCAGGAGTTGCGCGTCGCATCTACGAGCGATCGCGCAAGCGGTGGCATCTCAAAAATGGGTTTACTGAAGCAAAGCGAACACTAGACCCCAACGCGCAGCATTGCCCAGAATGCCCAATGTATGCCACCGATTGGACGAGTGTTGAGGACATCGTCCCCGTTGGGGCGAATTGCTCCTGCGGTGGTAGGTGTCGATGCAGGATACAGTACCGACGGTCTCTCCGTCAGCTCAACTACACGGCGGCTTTTGCAGATGCAATTCTATCTGAAGAGGATAGGAGAAGGGGCGAATTTGAGCAGGTGTTAAAATTAGTTGAAGGGCGGTTAAATCTACCAAAAAGACCGCGGCCGAGAGGTTTTGGGAATGGATGAGAAAGAACTTGATCTAGAGGCGGTAGATAGTCTGCCAGACACCCTACCAACTGAGGATGTCAGGGGGTTAAAAAGTACGCTCCAAAAGCTCAAGAAAGAGCTGGCAGAAATGAGGATGCAAGCCAAACTAGCGGAACGTTACCGCCAAGCACTGGATAACATCTCTCCTGAAGAGGCGGAACGCCTCAAAGCAGAGCTGCAATCCCAAAAGCAGCTAGAAGAGGAGCTGCTGCGGGTTCGCTCTGAGGTTGAGCAAAAGATTAGGTCTGAGTATGACCAACAACTAGCCGCAACATCGGCAAAGCTAGAAGCAGAGGCAAAGGCGCGGCAAGAGTTGGAGAAAAGAGTCGCTATAGAGCGGGTGTTCAATGGCAGCGGCGGCAAAGGGGGCGAATTTGATGTGTTCTACACCCTTATTGCCAACCGTGTAGAGTATGACCCTGAATCACGGCAAGTGACCCGCGTCCTCGATGACTCTGGAAAGCCAATGTACCATGACGGCAAGCCTATCAGCCTTGAGGAGTTTATGGCTCTAGCGCGGCAAGGACGCTGTGGTAGCGTCCTACAGGCCGCATTCGCCCCCTACAATCAGGCTACAGGGGCAGGGGTTCCATCAGGGACAATTGGCGGGGATGGTGTCCTCTACCTCCGCCCAAACCAACTAGCAGACTTCATCAAGGGTGACCCGCTAGGCGCTCCTGAGAAGATACGGAAAGGAATCGTAAAATTCATTAGCTAAACAAAATGTTTACAGAATCAGAGATAAAAGCCATTTGGCGAATGTTCGGATTGCATGTTGACGAACTCCTCCCAGAGTCTAGGTTCAGGGGGTTGCTTGGAGAGATTGAGCGCCTAGACAATAGGTACGGGCTAAGCCTTGTCGCAGAGGTCAGGTCGCTACTAACTCAGATCGACGCTATCGATGCTGACTTAGCCTCTGCAAATGCAAATATTCGCCGTGAGACGGTGGATGGGGAATACACCATTGAATACGGCGATGGTGGCAAGAGCGCGGAAGCAGTCGCTTCCCGTAAATCGCTAATCGGGCGGCTCTTGTACATCATTGATCCAACCCTATCTTTGCAGGGTCAGTTTGGACATGGACATGTCTATGCGTCGTAGCTATGCCCCATCCCATCGTTAAGCAGAACTCTATATTAACCTTTGCAATCAGCGCTGTTACAGCCGCTGACCCTGTTCTTTATGGCGGTCAGCCCTACGCGGTAACGGTGACACAGCTAGTCATCCCATGTTGGCTCAAGCAAGCCCGCCCTCCCAATGTTGAGCTACGGGAAGGCGTGGATAGGCAGCATTTCTGGCTGCGGGGTGTGGCATTAGTGGACGATCGCCCTCCATTGCCCCATGGCATCGAGGGCAAGCTAGAGATGGACGGAAAGACCATGAAATTCCGCTACCACGAGCGCGTGATAGCGGAACTAGCGACTGTACAACGTCTAACGGGAGGTTACCCAATCCAAGGTTGGGCAATTCTAGACTAGCCTATACATCCCCGCGTAAGCCCCCGTTGCCCGCTCGATGACCCCCTCATTGAGCAGTTCCGCAAAGGCCGCTGCAAACTCTGGATCATAGCGGCGATCTTCATACATCATGCGGCGGTTGACATTCACGCCGCAGGCAACGGCGATCCTGTCTTTGGGCAACGGTGAGCAAAACTTTAGCCGTGCTATGATTTTCTTCTTCATCATCTCTTTGGTGGGGTCTGTTTTCTTCATGTCGTGCTCCTTAATCTAAGAACTTTTGCGCCCGCGCCCATTCCAAGATGCACAGGGCATCGGCCATGCCATCATGGGGAACGCGGCATCTAGGGAGAACCAAGTTAACGTTAGGGAACACACGCCTACAGTAGGCGATCGCGGCGGCCTTGTCTTTTGCCGTACCGCATAACACCAACTTCTTCCATTGCTGCGATTGCACTAGCCGTACGGGTATTTTCAGTGCAGCGGCGATGCCCAACAAGCCGCCGTAGTGCTTGCCAAAGGAGAACATGGAACGCACCCCTTGGTTTGGCATTGAGTGCACCTTCTCGATGGCAATCAGGGACAAGTTCCAACCCTTGATCCAATCGGCTAGTGTCACCAAGTCCACCTCATCGCCTATTACTGGTAGGGGATACGCGCTGACCTGCTGTTGGTAATAAACAGCGATCGCGCCCCTAAGCCCCGGATCAATTGCAGCTATGTTCATCGATAACCTCCATGATGTCATTCCGTGCGCAGGCAACCCGCCTAGAGGACTGCAGCACCTTGCAAATGACCACGTGCCCGTCAACGGTTATGACTTCTGCTATCCCTTGCAGCTCATGGAACACGGGGTATTCCACCGCAGACAAAGGCACCCAATCCGCCCGTTGGTGTTTTCGCGCGATTGACTCAAGGGGAACCGATGACCGCCCCCTTAAGATCGCAACATAAGGGGGGATGTACACCTTTTGCCCCCGTTTGAGCTGCTCAGGGGGGCGCTCTATGATTTTGTAGTCTGGGGGCGCTGACTCTACGGTCGGTTGCGGTTCGGCTTGTTCTTGTGGCATAGGTTGCTCCTGTTCTTGTGGTTTAGGGGGTGTTGGTGCTGTGGGTGGCTCAGGTTGCGCTTGTTCGGTGACCCCGTCAAGCGATAGGCCTTGCAGATAGACCGTTCGGGTGACAGGGTCAACCACCCGCTTAGCCTTGGGGAATATTTGCAGGAATCGCTCAACGATCAGGCGATGGTGCTTGATTGTGCGATCGTGTTTTGCCCCGTCGTCTAGCCATAGTATGCGTCGCTTGCCATTAGCGCCTGTTTCTTCCACAGCGTGGCCGTTGGCTAAGTACCAATCCAGTAATTCACCCCATAGTTGGGATACAGCGACGCGGTGGGCATCGCCCGCATAGGATAGCCCCCTGTCTTGTGCGAACTGAATTAGGTGGCTTGATTGCCGCTGTAGATCATCCAGTTCTGCTTGCACCCCTGGGTAGTTGATTCCCTCTGTTGCCACAATCTCGGCGCGTTCCAATAACGCATTGAGGAACGCGGGGAGGATATGGGCATCGATAAAGTTGGTATCATCCTTAAACCGCGGGTCAATGGGCAATTCACCCGCGGCTAGGTTGGGGTTGCGACTAAACGTCTTGCGGAATGGGATAATCGCCCAACGGCTCGCTTCTGCGGGGCGCTGTGCGATTAGTTTCGGTAGGTCATTGCAACTGAAGACGAAAACAGCGGCGGGGGTACCTATCCACGCGGGCTTGTTCTTCTGCTCAAACAGGATGGGGTCTCCTGAGATAGCAGATTTCACAACTTGGAGTTGTTCTAGCCGTAGGGCGTTCGCATTCTCGGAACTCCAGTTTAGGGCGGCTGTTGCTAGGGGATGCAGGTTGAACTTACGCCCCTGATCGTACTGTTCAAAATCTGACAGCCCGCAACAGGCCGTCCGCTGTGAGCCAAGCAAGCGGAACGCGATGGCTCGTAGCGTATCTTTCCCGTTACAACCCGCGCCGTATGCCAACAGGGCGCGAATACGCCCTATCTTGCGCCTGAAAAATGGCACGTCTAGGGTACACGCTAACGTGCGTAACAGAATTTCCCGCGGCTCTGGATCGAGACACTCTAGCACGCGGTCTAGGTGGGAGCGATCGGCCGCGGGGTCATACTTGACCACGGGCGCCTCTAGAAACACCATCGATGGGTCATGGGGAAGCAATGTTTTAGTCAGGCGATCGCCTGACCATTCAAGGCGTAGTACCCCGTTGGTACAGTTGAAATAACCGCGGGGGGATACTTGCCGCGGGTCAATCCCTGACCGTTGGCGTATCCATTCATAAATGCGATTAACCCATTTAGGGTCAGCCAACGGATAAGAGCCATCTATGGTGAAGCGATCGCAAAAGTCCGCGATCCGCTTCTTCTCAACGGCTTCAGGCACCCACTCGTAATGAGTGCCTGACCAGCGATACAATTTGTCCTCAACGCACACTACGGGCTGCGAGGCGGGGTACAACGCCTCGGTGGCTTGCTGCAACAGCGCGGCCTTTTTGGGTGGTGAGGAAGTAGCGCGGACATCATCCCGCCATTGTTCGATGGGGATAGCGTTAGTCATTAGTTCCTCTATATCGCCTCCCCCTGCTACTAGGTAGTCATCGATGCCCTTGTAATCAGTTGTCCACTGGCAAACGCGGACAACACCGCCTGTGCTTTTGAGTAGCCCCCCAAGCTGCAACAGGGCGCGTGCAACTTGGGGGTTTTGGTGTTGGTCAGAATCAAACGCAAGGAACCACACCCGCCCCACTGTGGCAAAAAGCCGTAGGAGAGGGTGCAGTTCCCCTTTCTTTTGCCCGTTGAACACTCCAGGTAAGGATACGGCCGCTTGCCCGCGTGACATCAGGCAAGCCGCCTTTTTGGCGCCCTCGGTGAGCCATATCGGCTCACTGGCTCCCATGAGGCTAGGCCAATAGTCAGGTTCCCCCGTGTCTAGGAACAGGGGGGCTGATGGAACCCCGCTAGGGTTCAGATACTTTAACGTTCGCCCCTCAATTGTCTGAGGGGCATCTGGTTTATACTGCGCCCCCATCAGCCAAGGTTGGCCGGTCTGGGGGTTAACCCCGCTGACCGCCCACCCCGGAACAATGGAGTCAGAATGCCTCCATCGGGCGTTGGTGTTACGCCCGAGGAGCTGATCCGCCTCCCGCGAGTCTTCAATTGACCTAAAGTTTAGGTCAATCAAGTACTCCTCAATACCGCTATTGAGGAGTTCTTGCCTATGCGACGGGAGCAGCATCTTGTACCTCTTCATCCTCATCTACGGTGAGGCTGATTACCTCTTCATAGATTTCTGGATACAGGGTCAAAGGGATTTTTTTGAAAGTATTGATTCCATAGCGACCTAGTAATTGCCGCATCTGCGGCTCGCCCATACGGGCGGCTTGAGCGGCCGCCCATAGGCGTTTTTGTAGTTCAGGTGAGGCGTACTCCGGCTCAGGGGATTTATCCCCTGCTGGAATAGCGATAGGCTCTGGTCGGGCGTTTGGTATAGTTTCGGTTTCGGTCTCGTCAAGGATGCCAAGACCACAAAGGCTAAGCGTTGCCCGCCGCTTTGCCTTTGTCTCTGCCTTCATCAGGGCATTGGCCAATGCCTCGCCTTTGAGGCCAGCGATTGGCACTGCCCCGATCGCTTCATCGGTTCGCCCGTCACGTGTGGTTGCGCGGGCTGTTACCACGTAGAGGCCAACTGCATCAAGCATCTCGCGGGCAACGATCGAGATGCTAATCCCCCGAACAGACCGCAACTGATCCGTCGCCCCTTTGAGGGCGTACAAGGTCAGCTTGTTATTCAACCTGATATACTCAAACGGCTTGGTCATCGGGTTTAACCCCAATGACTCACACACCGTGAGATAATATTTCACCCGCTCCTCTTCCGAGAGAGCGGACAGGTCGCCTTTTATGAGGACGCTCTCAATGCGCCCCGTAGTAACGATTTCCGACATATCCCTCCTTGCTCTCTTGTAATTGCCGACGATATTCAACAAACGCCAGCACTTGAGCTGGCGTTATGCCAAAACGATCCGCCAAGCGGCGGATCGTTCTCTCCGTCATTGACTGACGGTGTTTTATATAGCGATTCCATTGAGACGGGTAAATCCCCGTCTCCTTGTACAATCGCCTATATGAGGCGTGCAATAGGTGGTGCATAAGCCCTCACAAGTAGTACACCAATACATTAACACAGTATTTCCATAAATGCACTACCCCCATTTAACAACGCTTTCGGCATAGTGGGATGGCAGGACATTCGTTAACCATGCAAACGCTACAGCCGCGGCCATCACGCAGTCATCATGGCCAGACATTGCCTGTCGTGGCTCTAGGCCAAATTGGCGCATTTCATTTATCCCGTGCCAATCCCGCGGGTATTGCAGCATATGGCGCTGCAACATATACGCCAACCTATCCGTGTTAATTCGCTTACTAGCGTGAGTGTGGACAACCCCTTCAACGCGAACATCAGGCAACGCCATAATCAATTGCTCACGCAGAACCGCTCCCCCTGAGTTGGTCTCAATTGCTACTACCGCGGGGGAATAGCGGCGAATGAGATCAACAACCCGCGCTTGGCTAGCAACGATGCTTAGTGTGTTATCGCGCCATTCTGCCACCAATCGGTACGGCAAATTATCAACACGCCATACTTGCGCAACAAAATAATCGCCCCCCGTCCCAAACGCGGGGTCAATTCCCATTACATATAGCCCCCCTTCAACTGGTTCCTCCCAGCGGCCTGTAGCGAATCGGTTGATGGTGTCCGCGTTAAACAGACCCGCCCCATGGCGGCGTACGCGCCAATTCCCCCCTAGTAGCCGCTCTCTATCGATGGGATGCAGCGCCATCAGGTTCGCGATGTAGTCTGGGTTGGTCTCAAGCAAGATCGGGTTGTCGTGGATTGCTGCGGGGATAAACGTTACCGACCTAGGCTGAAGGTCAGGGAACTCTTCTTTAAGTTCCTCTTCAGAACCAGCCCATACTAGCTGCGTGTCAGGCCGAACAAACCATCGCAGCTGACCTGACCTCTCATGGATTGGCAGTCCATCTTCTCCAATCCACCAATCCAGTAGCCGCGCAACCCATGAGTCCGCGTCTGGGTTGCAGGTCAGGCGCATTAGGGGCTTAATGCCGCTAGTGCTACGACATCGAGACAGCAAATACCAGAATTGCTCCTCTTCAAAGAGGGTCGCTTCATCAAAGGCACACCTTGTAAACTGCGCCCCTTGATAGCTGTACACATCTGATGGGCGCTGAATATGGCGGAGCGCAATCTTAGCGCCTGATGGGAACGTCCACTGTAGCGGGTTAAGGGTTAGCCGCCCCCCTAGTAGGTAGTAGAGCTTTTGGCTCTCTGACAGCAACCCCCCAGGGTTGGTGATTTCTGGATAGGTACGCCTGAAAATAACCGCCTCATAATGCGGGTTTGCTAGTAAGGCTGGCTGTGCAAAATCTAGCAGCAAGCCCATCGTCTTCCCGCCTCCAGCGCTGCCCCCGTAAACGGTAATGTCGGCTGTGCTGTTCAAGAACGCCCGCTGTCGTGGCTGAGGGTCTGGCAGTCTTGGCGCGGGTTCCTTTGCCATCTTTAGAACCGTTCGGCACCACAGGGGCGCGTTAGAGTAACCCCTCGGCATCGGTTAACCTCAACACAGCACGTTCTAAGGTATCGTAATCGGGCTGGGATTGCCCAACCAATGACAGCCGCCCGCCCCAAAACTGGATTAGCCGCGTTATCGCAGGGTCAAGACTCCATAAGATGGGGATAGCGTTACTGCTAGGGTCTATGTCCCGCGGCTGCCAAAGGTCAAGTTGGATTGTGTAAATTTTCGTTAAGCCTGTATCCTGATTGCCATCAACAAATCCACGGCCGCGAATATTAGGCGCGCGTTGGATTACGCACTCGATGCCCGCGCTGTTGCGGGTAGTTCCAGGGGGCGGTTCCCCTATCCAGATAGCAGGGATAATTTGACCGCTCGGCACTTTGTATGTTGCTAGCCACTCTCCAATCAACGAGAGGATGGCGGCTCTGACATCTTGGATCTCTAACATGGAGATGATGGGTGAGGTACTACAAAACTAGCTTATGGCCATAGAGATTAACACTGACCGCATAAACGCCCGCATTAATCGGGCGTGGGCTTCAACCAATGAGGCCTTGTCCACACAATTTAAGGCAGAAATTGAGGCGGTGCAGTGGCCATGGCCAAACGCTACCGCGCGTCGCAACGGGCAAGTAGTCACTAGCCCCCGCGATATTGTTGATCTAGGCGAACTACGAGACAGCCAATCTCTTACACAAATTGACCCTAACGCCTACGAGCATCGCTGGGATGCCCCCCATGCCGCGGCGGTGCGATTAGGGTACAGAACCCGCAACGGCCGCTCAATACCAGGGCGTGATTGGGTTTCCGCTGGATTGCAAAACTTTGATGTCGCACAAGAAATGAGTAAGAGACTATGATCCAAAGACTAATCAGCCGCGTTAGGGCAACCAACATTAGCCAACCAGACGCGGTAACATGCCAGAGCGCATGTATCGCGATGGCGCTCAATCAGCCATCCTCAGCCGTGCCAAGCATCCGTTCCGCTTTGTTGGCGCGGGGAACACCTGGTGACCCTAACGTGATGGGTAGGTACCTACGGGAACGCATTGGTGACCGTTACATTTTGTCCTTGGATGCGTCAATCAGCGACTGCTTGCGATGGATTGCCGACGGGGAACTCCTCATCACCCATGGATGGTTTACCCGTAGTGGACATGTGATCTGCCTTGACGGGGCAGCTATGCACCCGTCAGAACTCAGTATTAGGTTTGATGTCAAGGATCCATGGGGTGAGTTTGACTTTCCAAAATGGCGATACATATCGGGTACAACTTTCTACGATGGGTTTTACTCTGCCCGTGGAATCTACGCAGCTTGTGTGGCGGGGTTGTCCTCACAGGATGCCTACGCTAGGTATCTTAGGGGTGAGCTAGACACTAAAAGAGGTGGGATGTGGGTACACAGAATCAAGCCGTAGTTTCCCTACAGGTTGACCTACAGGCAAGCCTAGCTAGTCCAGATGGGATAGTGGCTATTGCCGTAGGCTATGCAGAGGGCAACCGAACAATTGACGGCGGGCGGACAAAGGGCTACTACGGGCATACAGACCCCGGCAATGGCAGACTCAACATTGGCTCGTTCAGCTATCAGGCATACACAGGAAATATTACAAACCCTGAAGCCGCTGATTACGAGTGGCTTAGTCAACTACGCAAGCGATTATTGCCCCGCTATATCGCTAGTTGCAGTAGGCATCAATTGCCGCAGGATAACGCCTTCTTGTGGGTTAGCGCTTGCGATTTATACACACAAGCACCCGCTGCGGTAGTGTTGCGCGGCGGTCTCTTAGACCAAATGGCACGCCCTGACCTGATGACGATTTCTGGAATGGTGACTGCACGGGTGGCATCGTACTATGAGCCTGACGGGCGGCTCAATGCCCCCGGATTCGGGAACAACCCCGCGCGGCTACGTACGGATCAAATGCGCCGTACCCTAGCAATCATTGATGCACTCAAGCGGTGGTCTCAGGGGCAGTGACCCCCATGGGGGTATGCTCCCTAGGCAACCACCCAATCTCTGCAAGCTTGGCAAGGGCAACGTCACGGTCATAAACCCCTTGCACAAATCCATCAAATATAACGCCTACGTCACGGGAACTAGGCGGAATCTTCAGGCTATCCTCTTCTACTTCTACCCATGCCGACGGCACCTCAGATGGCGTTGCCAAGTCAGACCAGATCGCGAATATCTGCTGAGAGCAGGAACGCTTGCGCTCCGCCATCCCTGAGAGGGTGGCTTTGGCTTGTCCGGCCTCAATAATCGCCTCGGTGGCGGTGCGCTCTACCTCTCCTCCAGTCAGGAAAGCGCGGGCTTCTTTGTCCATGCGCTCTTCCCGATTCTTTTGGCGCTCATAGGTGATGGATAGCGCCGTTCCCGCAGGCTCAACAAATCCAATCTCTCCCCCTTGCGGTACCTCAATCACCCTATTAGGACCAGTCAACAGCGGCTGGGGATGCTCTGGCACGCCGCTAGGCCATCGGCGGTATGGAGTAGGGCTGTTGCATTTAGACTCTACAGCGTCTAGCTCTGACTCCTTGTTGAGATGGCAGATGTTTAGTTCGCACAACGCCATAAATGGAGGAGTGGCGGGCTGGATTAGTGAACCGTTAACAACTGTGTAGTACACCGCGGGGATGTATGATAGCGGCTGCCCTTTGGCGTTCCGCAGTTCGCGGCGGTCTTTTATCCCAATTACACCGTTAACCTCTTCATAAATCGTTACTGTTCCTTGCGTGTACTCCCACCATTGGTACTGAATGCCGCCATCTCGAATCACGGCGCGTTTGACGGTGATTTGCGTAAGGGTTGGCGCCCCGCTGACTAGCTCTACGCAAGGGTTGTAGATGTCAATCAACGGTACCAGCGCTAAGTATGGGTACCGCGTCGCATACTGGTTTTGTTGATTTATTGGTTCAATGTCCACAAACACCATGCACCCGCCATCCCGTAAGGCAAGAGTATCGGCATTCAGAAAGAATGTCTTTATGCTGTTCCCCTGATTGTCGATGTTGTCGATTTTCTGTAGGAGTAGGTCGCTGGGGTTAACTAGCCTTATTTCACTCAAAAGCCCCGCGTGGCTATCAACCGTAGGGCGGAACCGATTATTTAAGTAACTGTTCCGCAATCTGATCTGGTATGCCTGATCTGGTTCGGCCTCTTTTTGCACTAGGTAGCGCCGCCTCACGCTTTCGTCGTGTAGGCCGTTGTAAATATCTTGCGTCTTAGTAAGCAGTATCCGTAACTGCTGCCAAGACCTTGGCAGTCGCTCTAGTCGTTGTTTGTCCATACCGCGCCTCTACTCCTAGGTATCATCTTTGACATTTTCGCTTTATCGTGGTAGTGCCAACAATGGGGCAACGATGCCAAAATTGAGATAGAGTTGGGGATTTTTAGATGTCAAAGAGTTTTATTATCGGGCGGGGGAGCAGCATTAAGTTAGCCCTCCCCGGCCCCGATGCCTCAGTAGAACCAGTAGCCGCAACAGTAACGCTCACCGCAGCGGCCGCGGCGGGGGCAACATCGCTGTCAGTTAGCGCCCTTCCAACAGGATCGCGCATCCCCGCTGGGAGTTTCCTACAGTTTGTTGATTCGGCAACGGGAAAAGAAGTAGTTGTACAAGTCACAGCGACTGCTTTGGCTACCGCAACAACCCTTACCGTCGCGGCCATCCCTGAAGCTATCCCCAATGGCTCTACGGCGGCATGGCCTGTATTGCTGCGAGCTAGGGAAACGGCCAACATCAGCCGCCAAGGAAACCGCGTTACGTCCTTTACGTTTGATAACGACGGATACGAGGACGGCCTCACGGCAACTATCACTAATGGCATCACCGCCAACGGTAACTACCTACCGCTAGATGCTGGATACCGCCTAGCAGAGTATGCCTTCCTTGAATTTAAGGAGGTGTACGCTTGGCTAGAGTTGCCCCCACCATCGGCGGCCTACGCCAAAGGCATGACCTACAAAGGGCGGGCATCGATTACCTCTATCCCGTTGGACATCCCAGCCGATAATATCGTGAAGGCCAACATTGAGATGGCCTTCAACGGTAAGCCTGTCATTGTACAGCCTGTACCGGTCTAGCCTGAATAAAGGGGCGATCGCGCCCCTCATCATCACTAAGAGGTTGCTATGCTCCCTTACAAAACCACGCCCAAATGCCCCACTGTAACCATTGGGGCAGAAGATATTGGGGAACTAGAGCTGCCCGTGTTGTACGGTCTGACCGTCAACGAGAGGCAGTATATAGACGAGCAGACAAAAGACTTGCCAGACACGCAGAAGTTATTGATTAGCTTTGCAGAGCGGCTCTCTAAAGAGCTTAGCAAGTTACAGAAAGACGATGAAAACGCTGAGGAACTAGGCAAGTACTCCGTGGCATCCATTGCCAACGAAATCGCTACAGGCATCAGCGATACGTTGCGTAAGTATATTTACGCCCATCATCAAAAAGAGTTTGAGGCGCTACGGGACGCATTCGCTGAGCGTAACAAAGCCGAACGGGCGGCGTACGCATCAGCGATGATTATTTATCGTTTGGGGGTTTCTGGATGGGAGCCTAGCTTTATCGATGACCCCGAAAAAATCCGCCCCCCGCTTGTAGATGAGCTGTACCAATTCGCGGTCAAGGAAGAGCTAGGTTTCCGTGACCCCAAAAACGAGAAGTACACCGATGAAACGGTGGGAAAATCAGAGACGAAGAGCGCCAAAGCCCAGACTGGGCGCTCATCTTCTGGAAACTAAGGAGGTTCTTCCCAAACGATACACGATTTGATCACGAAAACTTTGGGAATCAGCCGGTGTGGTTAGTTATGCAGGCGCTTGAATGCGGGGAAAGGTTCTACTACCAAGACATCCACTTTTCAAGTATTGGGTTGTCTATCCTGACCGCGGCGTTCTGCAATGCCAACCGAGACCCCAAAGGCAGGGCGTACAGGCCGACCGACTTTCAGCCCTTCAGGGAGGCCTACGAAAGGTTTGAACCGCGGCTAATCCCCGCCCCCGTATGCAACACGTTCTGGCATCTGGTCAAGACGAACAAGCTGGCAAGTTGGGTTCCCAACGTTGCGCCTATTGACGAGTTGCGGCGCGGTAGGCATGGCGACCAACTGTGCGATCCAATGTTTTGGGTGTCACGCGGCGTATGCGCTATTGCCCCGTGCATATCGGGGGATGTGGTGTGTATTGAGCTGTTGATTGTTGATGAGGGGGTTAATGGAGTAGTCCACCTGTACGACGGGTTGACGCTAGAGCTGCAAGCATCGATTGAGTTGCCCCCGCAGTCAGGCGCTTATTACGTGCTGGAGGCAGAGTACCCATGTCTGACGGCACCGTAGTACTACGCCTAGAACTAGACAGGGAGGCGTTCGATCGCCAACTATCAGGGCTACAGCAGGAGCAGTTGCAGCCCTTGCGGCAGTCTATCCAAATAGATAGCCGCCGCCTACAGCAACAGTTCGCCCAAATACAGCTACCCCCATTACAGGTGAGGATAGAGGCAGACCGTCGGAGCATTGGGGCGCTGTCACAGTCCATAAAGCAGGCCACAGCGAACCGCATAGCCAAAATCACCCCCGCGGTAGATCACCGCCCCCTCACAGAACTTAACAAACACCTAGACCGCAAAATACAGCACGCAAGAGCTGTTAATCGGTACTTTGCAAGCAACCCGCTTACTCCTCGAACCGACGAGAAAGCGCTAGCGCGGCTGAATCAGCAGCTAAGCGCGGTGCAGCGGCAGATGGGCGCTATCGTCGCTCAACAGGGGCAAGCCAAGCAAGTATCAACAGAAATCAACAAAATAGTTAACTCATCAAAGGTTCGAGATTTTGGCGGGGCAATACGGGTTGAGAATATTTACCGCGGTCAGTTGTACTCTGACTCCATAGACCGCGGCCTGATGGCGTTCGCGAAAGAACTGGATGATATGCTGTCACGGCAGCGACGCGGTGGGTTCCTACAGCGAACGTTCGCGATGGGCAAGGGAATCGTGGACTTTGCCCTTTCCCCAATCAAAGGGATTACAGGGATTGCAAGTCAAATCACAGGGGGGATATTGCAGGCGGTATCGGTTGGGTTGGCAACAACGATCGCCAATGAAGCCGCAAAAGGTTTAACCCTAGGCACAAAAGAAGAGCTGCAAGCCCTAGCCGCTCAAATAGACAAGTACATACGACGGCGGGGAAGCATCACGGGTGCTGCATTGGCGGGGTTCTTTGGCTACCCGTCGATGGACGAGCTAAAGAAAGACATAACGTGGTTGGGGCGGTACCTTGACAGTTGGATAGACCCGCAGGGGTTCTCCCGCAACATGGATCAGGTAGAGTTGCGGCTTGCCAAGTTTGTTGACTTGTTGCGGCGCGGCCAAATATTCGAAGCGTTTGGCGGGGCGATTGAAACGCACATTACAAAGCCAATCGCCCAAGACATCGAGCAGATGATGAATCTGGCACAACTCCTGACCAACCCATCCTCTAAGAACGTCAGAAAGTTAATCACACGGCTAGGGGCGGCCGCCCCCAAAATGTACGAGTATCTGCCAGAAGAGGAAAAGATACGGGCGTTTAACCAAGAAATCAGGTCAACCAAACTAGCAAAAGGGGCAACTCAGATCGAGCCTTACTTGGCGTTCTACCGTGCGATTGGCTCAGGCAAACTAGCAAACACCCCCGAACAGAAACTAGCTAGTGAATTTGCGGCGTTCTTTAACCAACTAAAAGACCCCGCCTTTAGGGCAAAACTAATCGAAGACCCTGTAGTACGGCGCATTACAACGGGGAGCAAAGAGCAACCAGTACTAGAAAAACTGGCAGAGCAGGTATTTATTGCCAGCAAATATCAAGAAAAGCTTGGGCTTGGGGTAGATAACGTTGATGACATCGTCAAATACGCAGAAGAGCTTAAAGACATCGTCAACAAGGCGCAACAACAATTTATCGAAGGGCTACAGGAGCGCAACAAACAACTTGATAGCATCCTATCTGAAGCGTTTGGAGAAACCCCTACTGACTTGTTGGCTGACCTAAAAAAGGTCAGGGAATCACGGGGAAAGTCAGTCACAGAAGCAGAGCAACAGCTCATCCAATCCCTTAGCACAGAAGATATTCATCGGGCGCGATACCTATCAGCGGCTATTCGCACGCAGACCGCAGACCTTACGCCTGAAGTTATTCAGGCAAATGCAGAATCTGCTATTGCCAGCGTGCGCAAAGACAAGAAGCTAGACGAGCAAGGCCGCGCCGCGGAAATCGAACGGATTAACCGCCGCACCCAAGCAGAACTAGCGGCGGCTCAATTCCTACGGGAAAGACAAGCCAACCCCATCTGGCAGATGGAAATAGGCGAATTGGATCGCCTGTTTGTGCGAAACCAAATGGGTAGCGCCGCAGCGGTAAGCAACATTAAAAACATGCCAGGGATGCAGACCCTGATTGAGCGCTACCAAGCGTTAGCGATGCGGCTTGCCCTTGAGGAAACAGGGGATGGAACAACCCCCGGCTTGCCTAAGCGGCTACTACGTTTAGCAAGGGCGGGGGCTAACATTGGCGGCGCTCTTACATCCTTTCCTAAACGGTTGCAGTCTGTGGCCAGCGGGCAGATAGCAGAGCAGATGGCAGAGCAGATGGTATCTGAAATCCCCCGCGGCCAACCAGGGCTGATTTTCACGGTAGGGGGGCGTGAGTTTAAGGGGGGAGAGGGTAGTTATGCTTTGGCGCAATACGCCAAGGCAAGCTTTCCCACTGCATATACTATTCCCGTTCCCAACAGTGAGGCTGATTTCCCCGCCAACCCGCAATTGGCACAGGAGCGGCGCAATCGAGACCCCATACTCAGCTTCCTAACCAAGGTCTTCCCAGACCTAGAAAGCGGGGTTAACCTAGGGAACACGTTGGCCAACGTAACGACGCTCTTCTCTAGCGCTACATTCAGCCCTAGGGATAAAGACGCTGAGAAGTTAGCGGCCAACATCTTAGCCGCTATCAAGGCTGGATACTCGCAGGAGCAAATATCGGCGATGTCGTTCAGCCTAGGCGGAGCTACAGTCCAGAACGCCCTTGCAATCCTTAAAACGTTAGGCGTTGACAAGGTTAAGGGGTTGTCCACCGCCTACCCATACCTAGGGCTGCAAACACGAGACCTACAGAACTACAAAGCAGGCATCCTAACCCCTGACCCGCTGTCGTTCCCCCTTGTATCGCGGTTGGTTGAGCCACCCTCGAACGCTGTCTTGATGCAGGCTAGAAGCAATCTACCCACCGCAGACCAGCACTCCCCGCAACACTGGATCGAGTCTCCAGATAGCCCCGCTCTACTCAAATGGCTTAACCCGCAGCTATACCGACCAATTAACACCCCTGAGACAGTCTCTGATACCGCCTTTCATGGACACGTTGCCCAAACGATTTATCGGGGATACTACGGCGGCAAGCTATCGGATGCCCTAAAGCAATTCCTCGAAGGGAAAGACTTGGTAGAGGTTGACGAGCAAGGGGTAAAAAGCCTACTTAGCAGTTTCGAGAAGGAAATCGGGAATGACGTACTGCTGAGGGTCTATAAACCCGCTAGTATCTACGCTGAGGTTGCAGACTTTCTCAAGAAAACCCCCAAAGAGCTAGACATTAGCACCCCTGAAGGTTCCCAGCTTCTACGCTCTATCGCGGGTAGCAGCAACCCGCAGGAGTACGAGCAAATACTATCAGCGATGGAAACCATCGCCAAAACTCGCAAACAGTTTGAGGCGTACGGGGAATACCTGTATGGCACTGGTGTTACAGGAGTTACCGAACCTGGGCTATTTCCAGAGGAATACAAGCAACAAGCGACAGAGCTAGTGTCTGCGGTACAGGAAGCAGACCAGCGGTTGCAGGACACACTAGCGAAACTATCCCAAGCATCACAGGCCGCGCTTGATCCTGATGCAGTGCAGCAGCTAATGCCTGTAGGAGACGTAGAGGCAATAGCAAATCGAATCGAGTCTGCACTATCTGAAGACTTTACTAGGAACCTAGTCGAGACGAAAGCGCAACTTAAGGACTACCTCGATTATTTGCGCGCTATCCAATCCGAACTAGAGAAAATCCAAGGCGTTGATCTTACACAACAAACCATTGGCGAAATCAACGTTAAGCGGGTAGCGCCTCCAGAAGAGGCAAAATTCCCAACGTTTAACTTTGACATCCCCGAAGAGTGGCAGGCAACACCCGCTACTCAAGCGATGATGGTGTTTCCGTTCGCCAAGATTGGGGATGAAGCCCGCAAGCTACAGGCCATCCAGAAATCGATGTTAACGGGGGAACCACACCCTGACAACTGGTTGTATCACCCCGATAATCCAGAGCGAACAAAACGACACCTTGAGTTTGACCTCCCTAGAGCCATTGAATACTTTGAAAGTCGAGTTATTCGCCCTGAGTATTTCCAAGGGCGGGCTGACTTGTACGAGCAGTCAAAAGAACTGATCACGTTCTACAAGATGCTAGAACGGGAAATCAAAGCAAAACTAGAAAACCCCAACTATGAGTTCTCGCAACAATTTAGAGAAACGCGCCTGTCTGTACCAGAGTTCCCCTATCCTCTCAAATACCCTGGGGAATCAAACATTGTCTCGGTTCTAGGGGATATAACCAAAACAAACAAATCGCTAGACCAACTGCTAACTAAGCCCCCCGCAAACATGACGATGTTTGTCGAGCAGGTTAATCTGTTCGCAGACGCAATCGTAAATGCGGCTAGGTCTGTACAAGAGGCGATCGCTACGGTTGAGTCTAGCCCCATAGCACCGCAGGAAGAGACCCCATCGATAATACAGCCGTTAGTTGAAAAGATACGGCAAGAAGTAGGGAACATAGGGACAAAGGCGCGGCCGCCTGAATCAAACGTGGTGGAGGTTCCGCCTAGCACAGCATCGCTGCTTGATGCGATCGCAAGGGAAATAGAGCAACCTAGCAAAGCCAAACCAACCGTTGAGAAGGTAGCGGCTGACATAGAGCCACACACTAAGGGTAGCGTTGCTCCCCCAATACGAGACACTACCCCTAGCCCTATGCAAGGGGCAATGCAGAATCTGGCGGGTTCAATCGCCGTTGGGTTTAGGGATGGCGCGATCGCGGGGATTGAGGCGGCAACGCCTAAAATCGGTCAGATTGCCAAGGTAGTAGGCAAAGAATCCATCGAAGGGATAGCAGCGGTTGCTGAATCCGTCGCTAATCGCACGGCTGAAGGTAGAGAGGCGTTAATCCAAGGCACAGGGGCGATATTAGGGGAAGGCCTCAACGTTGCGGGCAAACTTGGAGGGGCAACGCTATCGGTTGGCGCAAGCGCCTTAAAAGGCGGTACTACATTCTTACTAAACGCGGCACAAGGGGCGGCTCAAGGCGCATCGCAGGTGGCAGTAGGCGCGGTTAGTTGGCGGGCGGCTCAACTGCGAGGAGCAGACCCGATGGCGCTACCAGGAACAGCAGCACAAGGGGGGATTGCCCGTGATTTACAGACAATCGCCGCGGCAGACACTGTACAAGCAATCAAGGGGTTAGCGTCTGCTATAAAAGCCATCGCTGGTGGGGTGTCTGGATGGGTCAACAAAGGAAGCAGGGCAAGCAGGCGAAATGCTGACCTATGGGATGACGAGCCAGGACAAACAATTGACATTGACTATGAGGTGATGACGGATGAGATCGACAACATAGTTAATGACATCCGCGATGGGGGAATGAACGTCTCCCAAGAATTGCAGCACCTAGCAGAAACGCTGCATAGGGACGCATCAGAAGGGGTTACAGACGCATCAGCCGCCGCTGTTGCCCTAGGCGCGATTTCAAAAGAGCTGAAGAGCCTGTTTGAGCAGTTGTCACAGTCAGGGATAGGCCTCCGCGTATCCCAACTGCAGGCCGTGCCATTTGCACCAGATGCAACCCTTAGCGCGGAAGACATACAAGGGCTAAGTGAATTAGCGATAGCAGTTAATCTGTTAAACGCGAAAATCGTCGAATCACAGCGGCAGCTAGACACCCTAAAACCAATGGCTGAAGACAGAGAGTCTCAGTTCTTGGTAACTGAAATCGAATCATTCCTAGCAGGGCTAAGAAGGCTACGCTCTAACACTATTGAGGTCTTGCAGCAGTCATGGCCAGCGATGCAACGCGCACAAGCGCAACAGGTAGAGCAAGGCCAAATGGTTGGTGGAGCTGAACGCCCCGCATTAAAAGGAGACGCTACCGAACAACTCGAAGTAAGGGCGATTCAGCGTCGAGAACTAGAAGGCAAGCCAACCGCTGCAATAGCAGGTACACAGCAGCTATCCTTGCCAGCGGGTGAGCAATTATCGCTACCAGCGGGTGAGCAATTATCCCTACCAGCGGGTGAGCAATTATCGCTACCAGCGGGTAAGCAGGACATCCAGACCGCGGAACCGGTACTAGATGTACCTGCTACAAGCGCTCCAACTACCCCGCCATCGCCGCCCGCCCCTAAGACAGAGCCACCCCCGCCGCAAACAGCGACGGCCGAAGTAGGCACGCTAGGCGGGGTAGAGCGCAAGCTAGACAGCATCTTGACGCTGTTAGAGCGTACCAACGCGCTATTGTCGCAAATTGCATCAGGCGGGCAGCCGCCAAGGGGAACATCAGCCCCTGACCCATGGGATGACAGCGACATCGCCCGTGTACCAGTAACATATACAAGCAAATCTGGTCGCAAAGAGACTAGGCAGTTAGCATTACCGCCGCTCATCCCAAAACGCAAGCGCGAAGGAGAATTAGTCCTCTATCAGCGGCCGCAAGTCCTAGGGGCTATTGGAGAAGGAGTTCAGCAAGGACTAGCAGACGTAGCCCCGAGCCTCAAACAGGCAACGCAAACCGCAGGAAAAGCGCTGACATCAGGAGTGGCATCGGTTGTCAGCAGCGGCATTAGCGTAGGCGGGCAAGCGGTCGGTGGCTTAGGGAAAGCGGCAGGGGCTACGGTTGAGGGAACATTTGCCGTACTCTCAGGGGCAATTAGCGGGGTTGGTGAGGCCATATCCGATGCGATCGAACAGCGGGCATCCTCACTCTCAGGAGAAGGAACGGCCGCGGCAGAAGGAGTATCGAATCAGTTAGAGCGGCTTAAGAAAATCGCCGCCAATGACACCCAGAAAACGGTAGAGTTTGTCGCTAGTTCCGCAAAAACTCTTCTAGGGGCGATTGGGGCGATCGGCGAAAAGATTAAAGGCTCACAAGAAGCAGTGCAAGCAGAGGCAAGCCAAGATATTCCCCCTGAAGCGCTGCGCAACGAGCTAGAGGAGATGGCGAAAGAGTTAGCCACAGTCAGGGAAAGGCTACGTGTTGAGCTAACTAAACTTCTGCGAAGCGCCCTAACAGGCCAACTACCAGAGGATGACTTAGCCAGCGTTATTGACGATGTCTTGTCCTCTAAGGGCAACAAAATCAGCAAGCCAGCAAAGAACAAACTAAGGGCGGCACCATTAAACAATCCAGAAGTAGGGCAATTAGCGGGGGTGCTTAGCGCGGATGACCTCATCCAAGCAGCACAGCTCAAATCAGCAAAACTCCAAATACGAGCAGCAGATACACCAGAAGGATTAATTCCCGATAGAACCGCGTTATTGGGGCGCATTGGAGAAGAGAAACAAGAGCTAGGAAAGCTAAGGTCTAAAGCCTTTGAAATCATCCGTGAGCTTGCGCCTACCATTAGGGAAATGGCAGATGCTGGCTCTGATGCAGCGCTAGGGTTCAAGTCTGGATTCGAGAGCAAATTTAAGGAGATACCCCCAACCGCTTCCCAGAAGGTCAAAAAGTTAATCGCCGACATCAAAGACATACTAGGGATTGCCTCTCCATCCCGTGTATTCGCCGAAATCGGGCAAATGATCGTCGCTGGCTTGGCCTTGGGGATGGATGCAAGCAAAGTACAGCAACTAGGGCGCAACCTAGCCCTATCCTTGCTTGATGCCTACTCCGCAGAAGCCAATAAGCCACAGCAGCTAGACCAGTTACCAGAGGTTAGGAGTAGCAGCATCCCCGATGCCATGGACCCAATCAAGATAAGCGATATTTTTGCAGGGCTAGATCAGGAGTCATTCGAGAACCTAGGGATTGAACAAGCAGACGAATACATCCGCGCATGGAAGCAATCCCTAGAAATTGCATCCCCGTCGCGCGTATTTACCAGAATCGGTGAAGCTATCAGGGACGGCTTAAAACAAGGAGTTGATGGTGGAGAGGTTGGGGCTGAAATTGGAGAAAGCGTTGCCAAAGGGGCGCAAAAGGGAACGCAGAGGTTCGAATGGATAATCGATAAACTGCGTGGGATGGGTTGGGGCGGCAAATTGGCCGCCGACGGGCTAATTTTGGCTCGTAACGCGCTAGTTAGTCTGTTCGCGGGGCATGTAATCTTTGAGAACGCCCAGCGACTAATCGGTTGGCTAAGGGAGGCCTACCGCGTTGCGGTTGAGTTTGAGCGGGTTAAGGTCGGGTTAAGGTTCACGCTAGGCGCAGAGACTGAACGAGCGAATAAATTCCTGAAGGAACAAAGCCTCCAAACAGGGACACCGTTAATGGAGGGTATGTCTAGCTATTTAGGGTTGGCGGCGGTTACCCGTAATACAGCCATCAAAGAGGCAGACAGAGAGGAAATCTATAAAGCAGTTGCAGAAGCAAGCGCTGTTTTTGGTCTCGATCGCCAACGTACACAGCTCGCGTTTACAGCGTTAACCCAAATACTTAGCAAAGGTAGGGTTTCCGCAGAAGAGCTACGGCAACAGTTAGCCGAACACCTCCCAGGGGCATTTCAAGTTGCTGCACGGGCAATGGGGGTCACAGAGCAGCAGCTCAACGAAATGCTCCAACGTGGAGAAGTCCTATCTAGTACATTCGTTCCCCGATTCGCCCGCCAACTGCGGGTAGAAATGGCGGGGTCGTTGCATCTAGTAGATGAGTCATCGCAGGCGGTATTAAACCGTCTCGAAAACGCGCAACTGCAACTGCAAGAAGGGGTAGGTAGCGCATTGTCTCCAGTAGCTAATACAGCAATGCGCGGGATGGCAACAGGGCTAGAAGTAATTAACAGCAACCTTGCATTAGCGGGGACAATCGCAGGGGGTGCAGTGCTTTCAGCCTTCACTCGCTTACTGCAGCTAATGCGAGACTTTTTGCCTGACATTGCAGATAGGGTCTGGTCTGTCGCGAAAGGGTTAATCTCTTGGCGGGATATGTTCGCAGCAGTTGCCAAGTCTGCGGTCAGGGTGGGGGCATGGGTTGCGCTGTTTAGTAGTGCTCTTTCCGCAGGTAAAGTCCTATCAACGATGGGCGGCGACGAGATAACAGGCCAACTCCGATCTGGCATCAAATGGATGGAGCAAAACCGCGGCCAACCATTGCCAAACCTTCCAGACAAGAAAAGTTCAGCTTTTGACCTCATACTGCGGGTAATTAAGCCTAGCTTTTTGGGCTTGGAAGCCGCCATAGAACCTGTTGTAGATATGTTTAACCGACTATCTGCAACAATCCGTGATGTTGATATTGAGATTAAGCGTAGGTTAAATAGCGCAAAGGATGCGCTGTTGTCTGCGGGTAGCTCGTTACTGCAACTAGACGTAACAACTGCAATAAGAGAGTTCCGCGGTGTTACGTCTAGTTTGTGGGGGAATGCAGATAGTAGGTTTGGAGAAGACGGCCTAGCAGCGCAGGTTGCCCGTAATCCGATGCTGTTTGCGATGCCCGCAGTAGGAATTGCCGCCTCACTTATCGATACTGCTACAGGCAGAGCGCCTACAATCCGACAAGAGGCCAACCGCGCCAACGAGATCGCCTTAGCTGAATGGAACGACAAGATTAGGGCGGAAACAGACGCGCTAATGGAAACCATCGCCCTAAAACGAGCAGGCGCAACAAGACCAAAAGAAGAAGAGATTAAAGCAGCTCAACAACTACTGGATTCAGGCAGAGGAACCGCCGCTGAACGGGAACAAGCAATTAGAACCCTACGAACCGCCAACCTGCTAGACCCAGACGAAATCAACAAGAGGGGGGCTGCCCTGATGGCCTTGGCTGAAGCACAGGAGCGCCTAGCCGCCGCGGCAGAGGCTGAAGGGGACATAGACCGCGCCCGTATGCACAGAACAGATGCTGAGAACCTCAGAAAGATCGCGGCCGCGGCAAACTCTGCGGCAGCGGGGATGACTAAGTTCTTGGATGCAGTAAAAAGCCTAGAACTGGTCTTGCTGCGGTTAGACACAGAGCAACTACGCCGTCAACTCGCAGTTGTAACGGCACTGAATGAAGGGAGCATTAACGAGTTTGGGTACAACGAAGGGTTGATCCGTTCGCAGGAGATATTACTGGAAAGCAGAATCGCCGAACAGCAAAAGAATCTAGACGAGTTGCGCCGCTTCATGGCAACAGAAGAATACAAGACAATGCAAGACCAGCAAGCCAAGGACGAGATGGAAGAGCGCGCCTTGCGAATGGAGCAGTCAATAATGCAAGACCAGATACGGCTCCAAGAGCTAAAAAATGAGCGCATACAGCAAGAAATACAACTACTAGAGAAACTGTTTGGCTACCGCCGCAACCAGATCGCACTAGAGGCAACAGTAAGCCGCCTTACCGTTGAACGTAACCGCGCTAGTGGGAAGCTGTCAGGGGAAGAATACATACTACAAAGCGCCAAAGCGGAAAGCGATCGCATTGCGGCGGAAATAGCAGCAACCCGTATCATGATTGAGGAGTACAAAAAACAGCTAGATAAAACCAAAAACCCCGCCCTACGAGGGGAAATAAGCGACAAAATAGTACAGTCTCAAACACAATTAGCAAACCTTGAACTAGAGCAACTAAACGCCTCAATTGAAAGAAGCATTAAGCTGATCGAGTTCCGAACAGAACAACGCCGCCGTGAAGTAGAACTAGCCCAAGAAGAGCTGCAAATAACAGAGAAAATTAACAACGTCATAAATGACATAGTCTCTTCATCTAGAGAACTAACTGAATCGCGGCGGCAATTTGTAACTACAGGGTTAAGGGCAATCTTAGAGGCCAACAACACAGGCAACCCTAACGTTCAGCTCAACGAACGA